GATAATATCTTATGTCGTTTTTAGCCACAAAAAGTTTAAGTGCTTTTAAGTGGCCAAGTTGTACTAATACTTCATATTTAAACGTTGTCATGCTGTTCTCCTTTAGCAAAATTTCTTGATCGCCTGCAAGTAGATATAAATTAGCGATATGTGTATGCTATATATTTGCTAGCATGATGTCAACACTTTTTTGTAAATATTTTTAATTATTTTATAAGTCATTGTTTTACTTGAGTTTCCACCATGTATTTATATAGCTTTTTAATGCTTCTGGGCCTTTATCTATGTAAATAAGTTTATCTTTTCCTACTTGATAAAAGTTATCTACTTCAGTTCTTTCATTATCACTATGTCCATATATAACTAAAACGGTAAAGTTTTCTTGAGCCGCTAATCCTTTTAATACTATTTTTTGACCCATTGACATAGGTTCATTGTGATGCTTCCACTCAGCTACTAAAAATTTTTTACCATCTTTACATACGACCATATCTAGGTTTGTTGGCAATATATTTTTACCTGGGATCATTCCAGATAAAAAGCCAAAGTCTATAAACTTGGCATTACTATTGCGCATTCCTAGCGTCATACGCAGATAATCATATCCTTAGATACTGTGCAAACAGTTACAGTACCGTCTGGCCCAATAATAGTTTGACCAAAAGACTGTTCAGTCCAAATAATAGCTAATGCAGCTAATATAGTTACGACTATCCAATATGTTTTATTCATCATCAAACCTTTGTAATTGAGCTTCAATTTCAGGAGGGTTTACAACTTCTTGATCTCTTAAAACTGAAATAAGTTTATTTTTGAACCATTCAGACTTTGCCAAGTCTTCTTCTACATTACCTTTAAATGGGTAACGTAAGTCATATTTCATCTTACTACCTTTAAGGTATCCAACAAACTCTTCTTTGGTTAAACGACTTTCAATAATATCTATGGTTTCTAAGCCTCCGATATTATAGTGTCTAGGGTGGTTTACGTTATCTGACATACTGCCTCCTATAAATAAAACAACATTGATGACTTCTTACGTGCCTTCATCAAAGACTGTTTATTAGTCAATGGTAATGGCAATTTAACAAGGCCCTGATCTTCTAACATCTTAGCCCTATATCTGGTAATGTGGCATTCATGATATATTTGTTTTCTTATAGCTCCAGGATGAGCTTCCATATATGCCTTTATATCTTCGGCTTTTTTTCTATCATCTAGTACTGTATACATCATAACCTCGTTTGTTCAAAACATTCTAAATGACTTTTAGCAAATATATTAGGTCTTATTTCTTCGTATAATTCACCTTGAATACATTTTAAATTCATGTGGTATTTTTTTGTAGTGCTGTTATATGTCATAACTGACCATGTAATTAAAGCTCCAATAATAGCGCCTACAAGTAAATAACCATTGCCTTCGTATTTAGAGACCATTATTAGCCTCCACTAAACGCTTTGAGTCGTACTTATTCATTGCTTTGTACTCTTCAAATTTATCGCCTCTAAACAATGGTGTTATTTTAATATGATGAGTTGACCCTTTTAAGTCATTAAGATATGAAAGTTCTTTTGGATGAAAAGACCAAAGATGTGACTTTAATAGATCACCTGATCTTATATCAAATTCTTCATATAGCCATGCTACTGGTTCTTTTTCCATAATGACCTCAATAAAATATGTGATTACCTATTGCCACTTTAACTGGTTTATTATTGGCCCATGTAGGTTTAATATCTTTTCTATGAAAATATACCGCTCCTTTTGTGGGATCTTTTACTTTTTTATGAAGCACATTATACGCCATGTTTAAATAAGGTTGCAACTGAAATTTTGATGCTAACTCAACATTCCCTATAAAAGAAAATTGTTTTGGCTTATGTAGTTCGTTACATACGTTTTTAGTACTTTGCGCTCTATTAAGTAATACGTACATGACGGCCGTTTGACCAGAAGTAGGCTCGCCTCGGCTTTCATGGTAAGCTGCCAGGGCAAGGCAAAATGCTGCTGTTTCTATTCCCATTATGAGTCTCCTTTTAAAGCATAATACTCATCATGACCAAACTTATGAATGAGCATATTTTCTATATGGTGTCTATCATATCCGGATAATATAAGACATATATCAGCTACAGAATTCTTTTCCTTCATAAGCCAATTGTAAGACACCTTCCTATTATGCGTATTAGTACCGCATATCTCTGTTATGGCCTGGATCATTACGGCCATTAATAATTTACCTTCCGGTGTTAGTATAAGTTCTGATCTTAGTGACTCCTTTACCTCTATCATTTGCTTACTTTCTTTTAATGTTTTTACTGATAGCGAAAACTCACTTTATAGCCGATAATGAAATGGCAATATTGCATTAATTAACCGAGGATAATATTATGTGGACAACTCCAGCAGCTACAGAAATGCGTTTTGGCTTTGAAGTCACAATGTACGTAATGAACAAGTAATGTTTATAATGTGTATGGGGATGCTCCTAAAAAGGAACATCCTCTTCACCTTCTACTGAAGGGCCACTTGGAGCATACTCACCTTTTGGTGTAATTTTACCTGTGTAAACAGGCCTTTTAGATCCTTCTTCTACTTCATTCTTAAACAATGCTAATGTATATTCTTTACCTTCTACATTAAGCATTAATGAAATATATTTATTTCCTGTTTTACTTTCACGTAGCCAACCTGCAGCTTTGTTACTATTATCGTACTCAGCCATACTTTACTCCTTAGTAAAAATTGGTTTCTTAGTCCAGCGTTTAGGCTCTATGTCATCTTCAACATATTTTATAAACTCCAGCGCTAATGGCGTATACCATTCAAGCCATGCCTTACTTCTGTCTACTACTTGTATCTTTGTTTCATTTGGCGTCCATATATAAAAATACGCATGAGGCATCTTACATACTTCCATTTGCATTTGCATTTGAAAGTAATAACGTTCAGGGATCTCTTTATATATTTCCTGAGTGTAAGGACATTTGATCTCAACAACATTGCCATCATAATATCCATCCGGACTTGCGCCAAACGGTAATTTGTCATGTAACACAAACTTATTGCCAGGCTCTACAATGTCATCAAATTCTTTTTCTAATGCAGATAATGCAATAGCCTCATGAATATTACCGTATTCAGTCATCTCATTACCTTCAAATGGAGGCTCACGTAAAGTCATTTGACGCCATAACTTTTGCCTCTCATATACTGCCGACCAAGCAATACTAGCCGTAATAACGTTATGACGCCTATTATCAATTAAATGAGAACTCATGCAGACTTCTTAAGTTCGTTAGCAAACTCACGTACTTTTTCTTGTAGCTCTGGGCCAAATGTAAAAAATGCTTTTTTAAGTTCACCAGTTCTAGCCGCTTCTGTTAATGTATCTTTAGCAGCTTGCACTTGCTCTTCAGTTACTTCTTGGACTACTGGGTTATTTTGTTGATGAATAGCATTCACTACTTCATTAGCAGAGGCAAATTCTGTACCACCTAAACCTAATGCAGCTAAACATCTGCCAATAGCTGAAGTCTCACAGTTTTCTACATAGGATGTGCCATTAATTTGTGATGCTTTACGGAACTCCTGTGCATGACCAGTTGCAAATGTTTGTACTTGACCACCTTCTAAGTGAACACCTGCATAAGCCTTTACAATACATTGGTCATCATCAATTTTAATGATCTCGGTTGTTAAAAAATAATTAGGGAATTGCTCTCTAAATTCTTGTACACGTAATGCTACTGTTTTATATTCTTTACCACGAATGTTTACTACGCCTTGTTTACTCATCTGTACTCTCCTGCAATTGTTTTAATTGTAATTCTCTAATGTAATGTTCTTTTTGATCTGCCTTATCATTTGACTCACGCAGATCTTCATTCATTAGTTGCAACTGTTCAATAATTTTTTCTAACTCGTCCATAATAACCCTCCGTAAATTAATATGAGCAATAACACTACCACAATAAACCTATTTAATGCAACATCTTCATCTTCAAAATTTTCATCACGCTTATAGTCAACACCATAACGCTCCCTATAAGTCCTGGGAGTTTTAAAGTCCCATTGGTTATACCAGGTATAGTGTTTGTCTTTATTCCATCCCCAGTTATCCATCATGCTTCTCCTGCTGATCTAATTGATATTGCTCTTCAAGTTCTTTTTGTCTCCAGAACTCTTGTTGATCTAAATACTCATCATAGTCTAACCATCTGTCGTCCATTATTCACCTTCCTTGATATTTTGAATATCATTTTCAAAGTCAGCAAATATTTCATCTATTGTTAAAGTTCTATGAGGGCCAGTTCCATTAAAAAAGTTTTCAAATACATTTGGGTTGTTATTTGCCCATTCACCACATTTAGGTACTGGTTTTAAGTTAGGTAATTTTTTATTTGTATCCATTATTCTCTCCTAGTTAATAAAGACTACAAAACGAATATTGATCTAATTGAAAATAGAAGTCAAGCATTTTAGCAAAATATTTTTCTTGCTCTATTTTTTTGCTAGCAGTATACTACCGCTCTATGGATGATACAGTTGAATTTTGTAGGAAAGGACGTGTATTATACCATATTTCAATGTGTTACGCTTAAGGAGAGTTTATGAAAATAAGAAACTGGAGTAAATATCAGCACTATCATGACAGATGTCCGCCATGGATAAAAGTACATAGATCGTTATTAGATGACTTTGAATGGCATAATTTAGATCCATTATCCGCAAAAATGCTTATTAATTTATGGTTGTTGGCCGCAGAGGATATTGATGGTAATTTGCCATCCGTGGACACTATGGCTTTTAGACTTAGAATTGAAAAGCCTTTATTAAACAAGTGTTTATCTTCACTCACACCATGGTTAGAAGAGCTAGATAGCAACGTGCTAGCAAACTTGGAGCAAAGTGGGGGTACAGAGACAGAGACAGAGACAGAGACAGATCCTGTGGAGCAAGTTTCTATAGAAGAAACTTTTGATAAGTTTTGGAAGTTATATCCGTCTATAAGAAAAGTAGCTAAACAAAAATGTTTTGATCGCTGGAAGGCTAAAAAGTATTATAAGATAGCTGATCAAATTATAGGTCATGTAGAAGCAATGAAACAAAGCAAGCAATGGAAGGATGGTTTTTCGCCAGCGCCCATAACGTACATTCAGCAAATGCGTTGGTTAGATGACGTGCAAGTTGAACGTAAACCATGGGAAGGTGGAATATGAACATCAATGATGCAATTAATAAACTTACAGTCAGTCAACAAGAAGTAAATAACTTTTACAACGGAGAAACTTATGGTAACGAATTTAAAATTAAGAGCGCAGATATTTTTACTGATGATCTCATTAAATACTACTCTACTGAGGTACATGCTGGTAAGACGCTTCCGTGGACTAAAACGCATGATAAGTTCCATGTTCGAGGTGGTGAGGTAACTTTGGTCACCGGCCCTAGCGGCCACGGCAAGTCAATGTGGCTTTCACAAGTCATATTACATCTTATGAAAACATCAATATGTTTGGTAAGTAGCTTAGAAATGAGGCCGGTACTCACTATGGCACGCATGTTGGCCCAGGCGTTAGGATCACAAGAACCTACAGACGAATATATTACTCGCTTCTGTGAGCGTGCAGCTAATAAGCTATACATTTATGATCAGACTGGAGTCACTACATCTGAAGATATGATAGCGACATTATATTGGGGTAAGCATGTCCTCGGAGCGGAGGTCTTTGTGATTGACTCATTAATGAAGATGGCTGATATAGCGGAAGATAATTACAACTCTCAAAAACTTTTTGCTGATCGTCTCGCTGTGGTGTGTAGAGATCTTAACATACATATTTTTTTAGTAGCACATACTAGAAAACTATCAGATGAAGAGCAGATACCTGACGCTACGGACATCATGGGCAGCTCGCATCTGCGTAACCTTTCAGATAATATTTTATGTTGCTGGCGCAACAGATATAAACAGCGTTTGCAGGAAGAAGGTAAAACACCTGAGGCTGACTTAAAAATTATTCCGGATGCAAAAATATTCGTCCAGAAGCAGCGTAATTTTCAGTTTGAGGGATCATTCAATTTCTGGTATGATCCAAAAGGTTTACGTTATAAGGAAAGTCCATGAAAACAGCAAATGAATTCTTAAAAGAAATGCAAAAGGTATTTGGTGATGTTGAATATAGAGCTACATCTAATGAAGGTATAGTATTTAAAAGCAAAGGATGGGATAACAAATATGGCAAAGAGAATGACAGTAAACGAAGTGAATTTCCAAGAGTTTATGGATATGGTCAAAAACGAAATTAAAACTAATGGCCATGTTGATATTAAATTAACTGACGGTGGTAAGAAGTTAAGAAGTAACTCACAGAATGATAAGTATTGGGCCATGTTAAAAGAGTTAGGTGACTACCTCGGATACCATGACTACGAACTTCATGAGTTATTAACGTTTCAGAACCTCGCTGAAACTAAACTTGTAGCTGGCCGTCCTGTTACACACGTAAGATCAACTACTGATCTTGATACATACGAATTTTCTGACTACCTTGAAAAAGTTAGAAGGTTTGGCATTGAATACGGTTTTAGGTTTCCAAGTGATATATCGCAACACTAAGTTACTTAAACTTTTAAGAGAGATCCCATGTCAGTCATGCGGTGCTAGTGATGGTACTGTAGTCGCTGCACACCGTAACGAGGGCAAGGGCATGGGTCTCAAAAATTCGGATGCGCTCACTTGTAGTCTATGTTATCATTGTCACTACGAATTAGATGCTGGTAACAAACTTACTAAAGACCAAAAACGTGATATGTGGAATAGAGCCTATGTAAATACCATGCAATATTTGTGGGAACATGACATGATAGGAATTAAATAATGGGTAAAGGAAGCGCACCAAGACCGTTTTCAGATAGATCAACTTTTGAAGATAATTGGGATAAGATATTTAACAAGAAAAAGAAAAGTAATGATACATCACCACACCTTGTTGAATACGAACTCAATAAGTCTACAGGTGAATTAGAACGTTTATACGAAAGTACATCTAAACCTAACGAAGGACAATTTGATGGCAGGAAAGTCACCGACACAATTAACACTAGCGAAACTTCAGAAGGAAAATTACCCACTAGTTCAGGTAGTGGAGAAATGGAATAGCTGGGGACGAGTTCGTGTAGACCTTTTCGGCTGCATTGACGTCCTTGCAATATCCGAAGATGGAAATACTGTAGCCATTCAAACGACAAGTTTAAGCAACATCAGCGCAAGGATCAAAAAAATAAAAGATAGTACTGCTATTGGTCACATTAGAAAAGCTAACTGGACTGTGCTAGTTCACGGATGGTATAAAAAAAATAACAGGTGGCATGTTAAGGAAGTTGATGTCTCATGAAAGTAACAGCGATACAAACAAAAGCATATCGCATGAAAGATATGTTGTTAGATGTAATAGGTGAAGATGAAATTATTACATGTAAAGAGATAGGTAACCGTTTAGGATTAAAGTTTAATCATATTAAATTTGTAGTTATTAAACTTGTAGAGTGGGAATTATTGTGTGAGATCAGAGGAGGCAAAAACCTTTTTTATCATAAACCAAAAAAACATTATCTTCAGGAGCTATATCATCCAATGCCAAACTTTAAAATATTAAGCGTGTATAAGCATACAGCAGATCATGACAAACATAGTGTAAGAAACCCATACAGAGGCATTCAGTCTTTTAATGCTAGTATTTTAGGAATACAACATGATCCGTATTGATAGGCTTATGCAAATACTTGATGACTGGGCCTTGTTTATGAAGTCGGATAATCACCGCCTGGGTTATCCGTCTAAGTCAATTGGACTCTCTTCAGGGGGAGAGTCAACGGTGGACTCGTTTGATGAGATGATAGAAATACAAGACCTTTCTAACGTCCATGTAGTCGACTCGGTCATTCATAGTTTACCTGGTGAACAACAAGATGCCATATATCACCGCTATTTACATTCTAAAAAGCCTTTGGCTTATGAATACAAGCTAGAATTGGCTATGGATAACCTTTTAACCATAGTATCAAAAAGAATTAATGCCTAGCATCTTGACAAAACGCATTTCCGTGGTAAAATATCACGCAATGGGATAATTACGCCCATAAACTCCGTAACTCTCCTTAAACCCTATCTTAACCGGTAGGGTTTTTTATTTTATGCGTCCCAAAATTTGCAGTACATGCGGCCAGCCGTATGATGACACCGGTTATGAACAATGTCCAGAGTGCCAATATGATCACACGTTTATAAGGATACCTAATGAAGAAACCAACCACAAAAGCAGGCAAGACAAAGAAAGTATCAAAAGTCATGAAAGAGTGGAAAGCAGGAACTCTTCACTCAGGAAAAAAAGGCCCAGTAGTTAAGTCAAAAAAACAAGCCGTAGCTATCGCACTCAGCGAGGCCGGTATGTCTAAAAAGAAAGGTAAATAATTATGCCAATGGTCGGAATGAAAAAGTTTGCTTACACAGAAAAAGGTAAGAAAGAAGCTAAGTCTTACGCTAAAAAAACAGGTAAAGCTATGGCAGCTAAACCTATGAAAAAGGCAGCTAAACGTGGCAAATAAGCCAGGTCTATACGCTAACATTGCAGCTAAAAAAGCTAGAATTAAAGCTGGCTCAGGCGAAAAAATGCGCAAAGTAGGATCTAAAGGCGCACCGACTGCCAAAGCATTTAAAGAGTCAGCAAAAACAGCTAAAAAGAAATGATCAAAAAAGGTAAAGAAACATTTTCAGGTTATAATAAACCTAAGAAAACTCCTAGTCATCCTACTAAGTCACATGCAGTATTGGCTAAAGAGGGTGACACAGA